TATTTTTTTCGGATTCCAACGCGCCGACGTGTTTACTTGCCTCTTTTTGGTTTCCGCCTTTGGCAAAGCCCTCCCTTTCCTGAATGGCGTGCTGAATCTCATGTAGGAGAGTTTTTTTATTACTGAGGCTCTTGAGGGATATGAACGTGCCGTCATATCCGCCGAGAGCGTTCATGGAGGGTATATGCTCCACCCAGATATCGCGCAGTTCAGGATACGCCGCGTAAAGCTCAGGGTTGTTATATATATCCCCAAGCATTGCGCCGCCTTCGTCTGCCATAGCGCGAAGGTCTATTTTATCGAGACGATCCGGAATCTCATAGCGCCACTGCCCGTCCATGCTCTTGAACCAGCCCGTCTGTTTCCGGACAGCCTCGTTGTCCGCGCCGGTTCCGGCAAGGCGCTGGGCTTCCGTCAGCCCCGCCCGCACAGGTTCAGACATGTTGGAACGCTCGCCGGCGTATTGGTACAGCGCCGGATTCGCTTCCCGCAGCTTGACAAGATCGGCTTCGGTGTGTACTGTGTTTCCGTGAGCGTTGGAATAGCCAGAGGAGAATTGGACTCCCGAACCTTCCTTCCAACTCTCAAACTTTTGCCCGTTCACATAACGGGCATTTTCTTTTGCCTGATCAACAAACCATTGTGAGGAGGGCTTTTTTCCTCCCTTTCCGTATGCGCTTTTGACAATGTTGATCTCTTGTCCATGCCTTCCCTTTGCCTCGATCGCGACAGGAGCAACGACCGTCTTCCCGCTTTTGTCCTTCAGTTCCAGCATAAAGACGACATCGCCCTCTGTCTTTTTCGTTGCCGAGTCAAAAATGGCAATCGGGTCGGCCATTGCCTCCGGTATCTGTTTGAGCATATCAAGCGTGACGCCATGTTCGCCCGTCAATGCATTCTCAAACGTATGCGGAGAAACATGTAGGCCGCCTTCTCCAGCCTGTTTGCCAGTCAGGGCATCTTTGCCGAGAAGCCGCAGAACAAGCGGCGTCTGCTTGAGCATAATGGTATTTTGTGACGGCGCGGCGCCGGAGGCTTTAATCTTGTCCACTTCACCGGCAAAGGCGGTTGCGTCCGACCGCAAAGCCTCATCGGCCTGCCGTATCTGCTCAGAATGAAAGGTCCCGTCTCCCACGCTGCGCTCGACATGATCCCCGACGATCTTGGCGCCCCACTTCTGGTAAAACTCCAGCGGCGATATGCCCAGCCTGTGAGCGGTGGTCTGCATGAAGGCCAGCGGAAGCTTTGCATACTCTTTTGAAACGGCATCGGAATACACGCCGGTGGCGGTCAACTGTTTGGTGATGCTGTCCCTCACCGCCTGTACCTGCTGCTGGTACTCGGCATCCTGCTGCTTGACCGCATTCAGCTTCTCGGCAGCCTTGACCATCGCGTCTTGCTGCGTCTGGTAAAAATCTTGTCCCTCGGCATAGGTCATGCCTTCCGGGTCAACTTTGACATGCGGCAGTATCTCGCCTTCCATCGGAGTGCCGACGACATGGGTCAGGTAGTCGGCGAGCGGAATGGTCACGTCGCCCTTGGTCGCTACGGCCTCACCAAGGCCTTTGGCTACATCCGGCATGGACGCCTCAAGCTGATCAGCGGTCAGCCCTGTCTTGTCCATAGCCTCCTGGAACAGCGCTCCGTCAACGTGCAATTCTTTCACGTCAGCATCTTCCGTGAGCGATGCAATCAGGTTTTTGTAGGCATCAGGGACTCGTTCCCGCAGTTTGGTTTCCGAAGCGATAGCGCCCAAGTTTTGCAGAACTTCGTAATTCTTTGCGGCATCGCCCGCCTTGACGGCGTTCTCGGCGTTCTCTCTCTCAAACCGTTCCATCTGCTTGATAACAGGGTTTCTCTTTATCCAGCCTCCGGCCACGCCGCCGTCGCCGCGCAGGGTAAAGAAGGCGTTCATGCCGTAGTTGACCAGAGCCTCCACCTTTTGATTGTTGGAGAGCTGATCGAAGTGGGCGAGATCCTCAAACGGGTATTTTCCGCTCGTGGCGTCAGTGAGTACAGAAGCGGCTGTCGCCCTAGCTGCCCAACCAGAAAAATTTTGCCATGGCGCTAACCTTCCGGCGGCGGCGAACGCCGCTCCAGTGCCCATACCACCGAGGAGCGCTTTTCCTTCTGATACAAGCGCATCGCCCACGGTGTCTTGCTGCAAGGCATTGCTGGTATGTGACAACATAGTTGCCAGTCCCAAGTGTGGTGCCTGCGCCGCAATGTCTTTTCCAAGGCGCATAAAAAAAGAATCACTCGCCTGCTTTGTCAGCGCCTCACCTATGGCCTTTGTGGCATTAGGGGCAACAAGAGCAGCTCCTTCAGCCGCTTTCCCCAATAACCAGGTTGCTGATTTCGCCGGGCCAGCTATAAAACCGGCAAGATTACCAACTGATCCCCCTACAACTCCCGCTGTGGTAAGCGCTTCACCGGCCATATCAGGAACGAGGCCGAATGATGCCGCGTTGAAAAATTTGCTGATCACTTGTTCCGGAACCTCGGATATGCCGCCCATCACTTCACGGCCTTGCCCCGGCTCAAGTCCCATGTTTTTTTCAACGTATTGTACATACGCTTGCGTCTTCCGACGCTCCTTGACTCCCCAAGCGTCTTCCCACCACGACCAGAGCCGCTGACCAAGGGAAAGTTTCGGCGCAGTTTGAATGCTTTGACCTTTGAATGCCTCCAGTGCATCAGATGTCTTGGCGATGCTTTGGGCGTCATCGCGGGCAAGGGCGACATGGTACGGGTCTTTTCCGAACCACCGCAGGACGTCGTGGCGCGAACCTATAGCGTCAAGCAGCTTGTTTTCATCGAACAGCTTTTGCGCTTCTCGCCTGTCCATGCCCACCATATCCGGAGGCATGTCGAGTTCCCTGCCAAGATGCATGTCTTGGGCGGCTTGGTCAGCGGTAATATCCGGCATGGTGCGGAGGTTGGAGAGAACCTTGGCCTTGCTGTTGTCGGGGAAATCAGGAGGCGGTGGTGGAAGCATGGAAAATGTTGAACCCTGCTTGCCAACATCTTGTGACTGATCGTTGTCAGGAGGCGGTGGTGGAAGCATACTCATTGCGTAACCTCACGCTTAAGAGGCCCGCGTTTCTGCTCTAGCTCATATTTGTAATAAGCGCTCTTTACCCCTTTATCAGTTAATTGAGGGAATCTTTTCTTCCAAGCATCAGCGATTGTCGGGTTATCGCTAAACAAGTTATCAATGCGATTCTTGTCTTCACCACTAATGTTAGGTAGCCACTTCGGATTACTAACGCCTTCACCGAAGCGCATATCACCAGTGTAATTAATGGGGCCAAACTTAGTGGGAGCTTGGCCTGTCATGCGCCATTGTGTGGCAAGGTCTTTTATATAGCCTGGTTCCTTCGCCCGGTGGGAGTTTTCAGCCTGCTGAGCTGCCCATGCGGAAAACTTCATGAAGTCTTTGTTTTCCTCTGGCGTCATCGGCTTAGCCTTCGGATCGTCCGGGTTGTGTCCGAGTGCCCAACGGAAGGCTGTTTTCAGGTCTTTTTCTGGCGGAAGAGTGCTTGCGCCTTTGAGGTCTTTCGCAAGCTTGTCCAAATCCTGTTTGGAAACATTGACGGCAAGCTCATGCGAGCGCAGGTCGCTTTCGGTTTTGATCCCGCCTGGTTCGTCAGAGTAGATCATGGCATCGACTAAGGCGGAATATGCATTCGGGTCTGTATCCCCGTGCAGGCCGCCGCTTTTCTCCATGACTCTATAGTCAGCCTGGGCCTGTTGTTTTATCTTGCGTTCCGTCCACGTCCCTTCCGGCAAGGCTTTGAAAAACTTGTAGGCTTCGCCGAGTTCCATATTTCCCATCTTTGCTCTGTTGTCTATGACGCCAGACTGGTAATTATCCCTCCGTTCCTCGTGCAAGACTCTCACATAGCCGTGGAACAGCGAGTTCACCGGGCCACGCTCTTCTCGGGGCAAGGCAAGAATTTCTCTTTGTAGCTTCTCCACATCCTCTCCGTCTTGAACGCGCGATATATAGGACAAGGCAGTGTCGTCGGCTTTACCGGCAGCTATCTGGTTTCTCAGCGCCATAGCCTCATGCGGCGGAATGATAGCGCGCTGAGAAATGCCTAGATTCATCCCTGCACCTCCGGAAGTCCCGCCCGCGTCCGTAGTCGTTGTTCCGGCATCGGCTACAAGTGTTCCGCCGCTAAGCGCGTCCGCTCGCGTCTTGGGCGCTTTCCCGGCTATGGCGTCGGCGGCTCCTTGAGCATATTGTTCCTGCGTATAGATATCGCCGTTCTTCGTGGCCTTTTTCCCGTTCTCCATCATCACAACGGCGCGCGTAATCTTCGCAAGGGCCTGCGGGTCTGACCTGAAATTCATCGGCCGATCCGGATCAAGGCCCGTTTCCTGCTTGACGAAAGCCGCATATTCGTCCGGGTTGTTTTTTCCGTCGCCTTCAGGAGCATAAATATGCAAAGCCTGCCGAATGGTCTGGGCTTGGCCTTTGCCGAATCGTTTACTGCTGAACGTGCCGGCCGGCGCTTCCTGATACCGGATAAACCTGCCACCTATGGCGTTTAGGCCGTCAGCAGAAGTCTCATAATTCGCAAAGTCGACTTGAGGGGTTTTGACGTTGCCGGGGTTGTTGCGCTGGAAGGAATTTTGTCCATCCCCGCCGGAAGTTCCGCCGCCGGAATACGCTTGCAGTATTTTCCCGGCATCATCATATTGTCTTGCGCTAATACGGCCTTGTACGCGAGCTATGGCAAGTTTCTTATGCTCGTCAATAAGCTGAGCGTCCATATTCCGCCCGCCGTTCTGGGCGCGCAGAGACAAGGCGTAATCCTGAAAAGCCTGGTCAGCTTCCTTGTCTGACGTTGAAGGGTCAGAGGCCAGTGCTTGCACTTGCAGGAATCGTGATTTGCTTGTCTCTTGTTTATATAGCTCATCTTCCTTGAGGCTATACGCTTGGGCACGATCCAATCCGGCGGCGCGGATAGGATCCATCATCTTGTTGACGGACTCCATCAACCAGGGATTGCCTCCCCATTTCTTTTGCAGCCCGTCCATGCGATCCTGAAAGTATTGCTGTGTGGCTTGTTCAGCATCGCGGGCATCAGCTCCCTTGTGGTTCTTTTCGTAATCAGTTTTAAAATTGCGGTAGGAATCAGTTTCAGCCACCTGATCCGCCAGCATGTCCGTGGCGTTCTGCATCTTCTGCCGGTCAATGCCCATCTCAAAAACGGCATTGCCAAGCTTGCTGATGCCCTGAGAAAGCTTATCCAAGCCCTGGGGCATGGCGCTCTGACCAGGCGTCATAAAGGCCGAGGAACCGACATAAGGCGCGGCCTGTCCAGCGTTGCCCACAGCTATGCCCTGTTGGCTCTGGTAGGGAGTGATGATGCCGCCCTGTTTCATCTCTATGTTCCTGATTGCGGTTTTACCTTCAGATACGAGTTATACTGTCCTATTCCCGTGCCGATGCCTCCCAACAGCGTTCCGAACATGCCAAGCTGCGCCGCCTGCTTTCCGCTGTCGGCATTGGCTGCCTGCCAGTTATACAGACTCCCCTGGTTCGTGGCGTTGATAGCTGCAACCTGATGCTGCCACGCGGCTTGTTCCGCGTTGGATGTAATGACGGCGGAATCATATTGGTGTTCTCCTGCGGACTCAGCCAACAAGGAAAGGTTGCTGCCGCTATCCATCTCAAAACCGGACGCGCCCATGTCCGCCCGCATTTCGCCCATGGCCCGCGCCGCCTGCCGTTGTTGGCGATCACGGTCTGCGATGCCCTTGGAAATTTCGTTCTTGGCAAGCTCCCGCTGCGTGGCCGCTTCGTTCTCGGCAACCTGTGCGTTGTATTGAGCCGCTGCCTCGGCGCTCTTTTGCTGCGCTTGCTGCGCTTGGCTCTGGGCCATCATTTGTACGCCTGTTGAAAGCAGACCTGCGGCTATGCCCACGCCCATCATTATCGTTGTAGCTTCACACATCGGCGCCCCTCCAAAACCTGAAAAAATCCTCGCCGTTGATGAGAACAGGAGCATCCATGTCCAGTGAGAATCCGCACCATTTCAGCCAGCGGATTGAAAGCCGATTCCCAGCATGGACAACATTTTCCAGCCTCGGGAAACGCGCCTGCATCCTATCAACATAGTCCGGACATTGACGCAGAAATTCCCTATGCAGCTTCCTGTGCGCCTTAAAAAACAGATTCGTTCCCAAGAGCCAGGGTAAACCACGCAAGGAAAGCAGGCTTCCCAGCCTCGCAACTCCCCACATGAAGGCAGGGATGCCGGAGATGGTGCATGTCCAAGCCAGTTCAGAGCGGGACAGGGAACCCCGTAGCGCTTCCTCCGGACTGTGCCGACTGCTGGCCCATACTTCGCGCACATCGTCATCCCGCATGTCTGCGGCTATAGGTTGGATATGCTCCGGCTCGGCAGGAAGAATTTCCCATATTCTCATTGATGCACCGTGATCCTGCTGACAATCGCCAAGACCGTGACAGGCGTCGGCAAGTCTGAACGCACACACACGGTCAATATGTTGTCCGCCAGTTTGTTCGTGATGATTTGCTTCATGCCGGAGAAAGGCGCCGGAGGATTGCCGTAAGGCTCATCAGACCGCCATTTCACTTCTTCCATTTTGTCGAAAGAAAGGCCCGCCTTCACCCCAAGACTGTCGCGGAAAACAATATCCACGGCATTGATCTGTTTTTTAAGCGCAACGCTGGCGCCGTCTTTCCCGACAACTTCCACAGGCATGGTTTCCAAGTCAGCCATGTATGGCAGGCCAACAGTCACCACAGACGCCTTATGATCCAACGTAATCATCCCATTCAGAACTTCGCGGGCTGGTTGTACCGCGCCGTCCGCAAGGATGCCGACAGTTTTGCCCTCAAGATGATCCAGACCTGTAAGGTTTTTTATAGGCTGTCCTCTGTATGTGAGAGAGCAGTCCAAAAAGACGGCGCCGGAAGCTTCCCCACCCAGGTAGCGTTCTGCAGCGCGCTCAAGAAAGAAAAAGCCGCCCCGCTCCACCACAGCGAACAGAGAAAATTCAAAACCGTGTGGCATGGAGCATATCGCCCTGAAGCTTCCTTGCGTGTCATGTTGATGCCACGCCGCGATCTGGTGCTCCGCCTGATAGGTAAGGCCAAGCAGCGCTCCGTCGGAACGAACCGCCCAGATAATGGAGTCAGGATTTTTTTGGTACGTCCAATCGACAATCCTCTCCATTTCAAGCAGATGCGCCGCCATGATGGACAAGTCCATTCCGTTGTAGGAATCAGCGGCAAACTCATACTGCAGGGAACGCACTTGCGAGCCGGAGGATGCTACATGCAGGATCGCATTGCCGACGATCATAGCCCGCTTCAATGAACTGCCCCAATAAGACTGAGGCGTGGCCTTTTTATTCATGGCGGAAAAAGCGGCATCGCCCTGACCAGCAATTTCCCACTCCATGCTGCTCGTGCCCATGATCAGAGAACGCAGAGCAATAATCCAGTTGGTCGCGGAAACTTCCTGGCTGGCTATGGTCATCTCAATAGGCGAGTCGGCGGCCAGAGGCGTATAGACGGAAAAGTTTCCGTAATCGCCGCTTTTGCTCATCCATATCGTTTGCGGACGGTTCTGACTTGACGCGAAGACAAGGCGCTGTTCAAACAAGGCTACTACGCCTGGGAAATCATCCTCTGGGAAAGGGTCTTGATAATCCGGAGCGCCTTCGGAAAGTGAAGGGAGCGTATTGTAATCGTGCCATGTCGTGTCGCCTGTGGTTGCCACATATCCTGGCCTCCCACCGAAGGCCGACTTGTACACCCTGTATTCCACAGCGTCTGCAGCAGCAACCCAGGTAATGACGATATAATCTCCGCCTTGCCAGTTATTTGATGCAGGGCCGGTTACATTCGCGCCTGTGGACAAGCCGCTTTCCTTGCCGTCAGCATTCAAGGACGTAACCGTGTAGGTGTAAGGGGATGTCGTTTGCGCAGTAGAAGTTGACCCGTCGCTATTCTTGGCTCCGTTGATGAACACGGCTGACAAGTTTGTTGGAGCGTCCAGAGGCGCGGTAAATTCCATTGCCTCAAATTCCCATTGCGCATGATCGAAGCGTTTAAGCTTCTGCGGACGGACGCCATAACAGGCGATAAACAGCACGTCGGCAGACTGGACAAAAGAAAAATCCCGCGCCTGAGCGTAGGTGTACGGCGTTGCAAGCTGGTACGGCTCATCGTTGTCGCCAAGCACAAAACCGTCATGCATTGCCACGCGCAGCCAGTTATCGCCAAAGCACAAGCAATACGTCTGATCCTGATTGAAGACGAAAGGGACAAGCGCTGCAGGGCCGGGAAGGGAGTCCAGAAGTTCGAAGCCGGGGCGCTTTACCGCCCCGCCGTGAGCCTGAACCATAAAATTTTTCAGGGTGCGGCATCCCTTATTGTACTTGGCGAGGTCCACGCGCGCGGACAGACTGGGCGAAAGCTCGCCTGCCGTGAAATCGCTTTGCAGTGCGGTGCTGGGCATCAGTCAACCCCCGCGCCGAAGCGTGCGGCGCCCCATTCCGATATTTTCCGCCTTGGATTCTGATCCGTCTGGTCTTGGGCAATGGCGCCGGAGAGAGCTATCTGATAGTTCTGATAGCACCAGTGCTGTTTTGCTGAGTCGTTATTGATGGCTGAAGCCAATTCCCCGGCCATGCCCCAGGCCAAGGCGTCGGCAAAAAGCGGCGGCCATTGCATCGGGTCCATGATACGGGAAACGTACACCAGCACGGCATGGGGAACGACGCTGCGCAGGGTGCTTCCCTCGATAACGTATGCAGGCGTCCGATTCACACCCGCATTGCCTTCCATGCGCATGGGCTTCACGCAGTCAGTAGGGAGTTCAAAGACAAACGGATAGGAGGGATTGGCTATGGTATCGTTGCCCTGCAATGCTGGATGGGACAACACTTTACGGCGCGTTGCAAAAGCCCATGCATGAGATGAAAGCGCCATGTCCAGCACATGAGGAAACAGGTTTTCGCAGATACGGCCAAGAGTATTCTGTTCCTTTGGGGATATGTTCAGCGAAAGTTGATCTCCCCCAAGACGCGCTATGGCTGTATTGAACAGGTGAACGGTTGATCGCATGGCGTTGCCCCGTATCCGGGAGCGGGCTGCGCGCCCGCTCCCGGATCATTGTTCAGATGCCTGACGGTCCGGTGGGAATCGGCTTTTCAGCCTGAACATCCCAAACCAGCCCTGCCGTAAGCTTGCCGTCAGCAATGGTGCCGGTAACGGTATAGTTCAGGCTCAGATACCGTTTGCATCCATGCGGCAGACGCGAGGCGATGAGTTTGCCCCCGGCAAGCAGTTGCGCGTTGCTGAGGGAAAAGCTGATCGGGGTGTCAGGTGATGCCATGGCTTTATCGTCAGCGCTTTGCAGGGTGACAACAAGCGTCCCTGTGCTGGTAAAAGCCGGATCTGCTGTGACGAACAGGCTCAGACGCTCCGAAGGCCCTGCATCGCCTGGGCCTAAGTCAATGATGTTCGTGGAGGTTCCCGTAGCGGTGACGGCCTGATCCTTGGAGAACATATTTTCAAAATCCAGAATCATGGTGATTTCTCCTTCCTGTTATGCCGCGCCAGGCACGTCACCCGGCGCGGCTGTCATTACTCTTCATCCTGCTGTCGCACAGGGCGATCAGGATACCTTGTCTTCTGTCAGGCTGATGGCATCGCAGCGTCGCACCGGAATTTCATCAAATGCCAGAACCTTTTTGCCTTCAACATTGTCGAAGGTGAGACGCACGTTTTGCTTGTCCAGCTTGGCGAGGCGCAGACGGGTGCGGGTTTCTTTGCGCATGTAGAAAACAGGCTTGCCCATGCGCAGATCGGGCAGGCGCTCAGAAGCCATGATCATGAACTTGATCATATCTTCGTCAGTGATTGTCGCCAGATCGATGTTGGCGATACGCACCACATAGCGCCAGTCTTTCACCACAAGGCCGTTGTCCCACTTGTAATGGGTGCGGTAGCCCTGATACTGGCCGCCGTTGGCGTCTTTCAAGGTTCGTTCGCCAAGGTCTGTGTGCTGGAACCCTGCCTTGCTGCCCTTGGGATAAATGCCGAAAATGGTCTGATCGCCCCAGCACGGCAGGTATATGGATGTCAGGTTGCTGCCAGTTCCACCGGCATCAATGATGTTTTCAGCAGTGGCGGCCTTGGTTTTGTTCAGCGTGGAGAAGCGCGGAGCAAGGCCTAGGAAGCGTTCCGGAGTCTTGCTGGTGTCGCCGTAGAACAGTGTTTTCGCCTGTTCCTGGTTCATGGCTTCCATGAACGCCCTGTCTTCGGAGAGACGGAAGGCGGCGGTATTGCCGTTAAGATCGGCAAGAGCCTTGTCCACCTCGGCGTAGGCTTCCAGCATCCCGCATGTGTCGGTGATCTGCTGGGTGCGGCTCTTGGACTGTGGAACGCCGTAGTTGAGCAGGCGCCACGCGGCCGCAGGAAGGCCGGTGCGGATGGTGGTTTTGTGTCCGGTTGGCAGGTTGCCCTCCATGAACATCATGTCTTCCAGAATTTCGTTGGTCTGAGTCAGCATTTCCACAATCTTGTCTATTTTGCCGTCCTTATCCAGGCGCTTGGCAATGTCGCCAAGAGTGGCGACTGTTTCACCGATAATAGCCATGACGCTTTCCTCCAGAATTGTGATATGGTTTTATTTATTTCCCTGATTTGGATACAGAACATCAGCCGCTGTCTTTTGCCCATTGCCGGTGCTATCACCCTTAAAGCCAGGCTCAGCCAGCGCCTTGCCTACCTTTGCCAAAAATGACCACATCTTGGGGTGTGATCCCAAGTTGGTTTGATCCATCAGGTCATAAAGTTCCTTGTCGCCATATTGCCGCAAGGCGGAGCGGGCATGATCCCGTTCCTGCGCAAAGGTAGGAGACTTCTGTATTTCCTCCTCCCACTGCGCTTTCGCCGTTTCCATTACTTTCTGCTGTTCGGCCTGCATCATCTCGCCAGCCTTGGCAGCGTGAGCCTCATACATAGACGCCAGCTTTTGCGCCTGAGACGGCTTGATGCCAAGCGCGTGGGCTTCCTTCTGGAAGTTTCCGAGAAGTTCCTTGTCTACCTGCGTGTTTTCCGCGAACTTGAGCGCGTAGCCTTCCGGCTTGTCCGGCACCTTGTCCGCAGGATCGTCCTTGGTCTTGTCCTGCTCTTGTCCTGGTTTGTCCTTGGTCTTGTCCTGACCGTCGTCTCCCTTGTCGGCTTCCTTGCC